ACGGGGGTGTGGGTGGGGGCTCTGTGTGCTGTATTTACAAATGCGAAAAGCGAAGCACGCGAGGCAGAGGGCCCACCGGGACAGAGGAGAGGGGAGAGAGGGCAGCCAGGGTCATGTAAGAAGAAAATGACCAGCCAACCCTACAAAAGTGGGGACCACCTGGTTTCTTTAAACCAGGAAATAAGGGTAGGGGGAGTGCGAACTCAGGTGCCAGCGCCCCGGCTCCAGTTGGCGCCCTGCTTTGCCGCACTCATAGTGGGGTCGTAGTGGACATCTGCCTCGGTGTCTTCATACTCTTCCTCCTCCACTGCACCGTCGTCCCCAGCCTCCAGACGGTTTTCCCTACGTAGCTGTGCCTCCTCCAATGCCTGCTCTGAGACCTCAGCATCCAACGCTCGTTGAGTAGCTACCTCACGGTTGTCAGCTTCGGCTGCTTCGTCCTCGTAATCGTCGCCGGCCTCCTCATCCGGCGGGGGAGAGGGGGGGCGAGCCTTACCGGGCTTCGATGCAGCCTTAGCGGCTGGGGCATGGCTTGCAGCACTACGACTGGCCATGGCGGCTTGGTATTGGGCGTCTGCCTTCACCCGGTGGCGTTCCTCATTGGCTGCGCGCATCTCTGGCATAGGAGGTGCGGTGACAGGATGGGTCGCCTTGACAGAAGGAGTAGGACGTGAGGCAGTGGCATGCGCACGAGACGGGTTGCTCCCCTTGGAATCCTCAAGGAGCTGTCTAGTGCTTGCGGATATCAACTCCGTCACAGGCACGTCCTTCCTGGCCACCTTCATGGGGGGCCGCAGCAAGTGTGCTGCCTTCACCGCTGGTGCTGCAGCGGCGGCTGTGGGTGTTACGTCCTTCTTAGCAGGTCGCACCATGCGCGGGGGCCCTACAGGTGCAGGGGCAGCCGCCACAGGTGCCATCACACCACCACGCAGCATACGTGGGGGTGCAGCCGAAGGCGCCTTCTCCTCCTCTTCCTCTTGCGGATCACGGACTGCGATAGAGTCAGCCACTTCATCATCAAGAGTGAGTTGGGGGATGTCACTCACCAGGTTCATCCTAGCTTTCTGCTCCTCGGAAGCATACAGCTGTAGATACCACTGGTGAGGCGGGTACTGGTCGCTGGCCTCCACAGGTACGAGAACATCCTCTGGCATACAGGGGTTCTCCACAGACACTCCGATGAGTGGGGAGAAGCCCATAGCACGCCTCTGGTTGTACGACCTGACCAAGTTGGCGAAGATGTAGGGGTTGGCAGTGGCATAGAGACCCAGAGACAACAGTCCCTGCATCTTCTTAGCCGCCACCTCCCTCTCAGTCTCGCCTGAAGGCCTCTTCAGCACTAGGTGACTCGCCACCTCTGCATGATCCATCCCTGGTACATACAGTACTATCTGGTCCTTGTTGCCATCTGCATTGGGCTTGACAAACTCCTCAGGAACCTCCACAGCATATATACGCATGCCTAGGAAAGGTAGGCCTATCTCCACAGACTGGTCCAGGGCGCGCATCTCACCTCCATGTGGGATGAATGCTCGCTTGAACTCACCCGCTACGCGAGTGATCTGGACGTCCATTGAAGACGGCTTGAGGGGGAAGCCTGCCTTCTCCGCAGCAGCCAGGAGGCGTTTGGAGAACACCTTCAGGTTGTTGGGAGTAGCAGAGGGGGGGATGGGGACCTGCCGCATGGCGTAGATGAGGCGCTTGGAAGCAGCCTCGTCCGCCATAGTTATGCCAGTAATGCCACTAAGGGCACCCACAGTCTGTTGGAATACGTAGTGCTTGGCAGTAAGCACGGGGTGCGACTTGCAGTACTCTATGTAGAATTGTAGTACAGAGAGCCACTTGAAGCCGATACCTACGTCAGCCTGTGTCATGAATGTTCCGAGAGAGAAAGCGTCCAAGAGTGCTCGGGGAGAGTTAGGTCCTACTCCGCCGAATGCACCGAGCGTCAATGCTCCGTAGAGATCGAAGGTGGGCCCATGGATCTTCATATCCATGCCCGAAACGTCAGGTGCCAGGAGGAACGCGTCGCCATTGGCGCACGTCACCTTCAGTATCTGGTCGTCTCCCCAGGCGATGTTCCTCATGCCAGGGTTGTCCTTCGTCGCTAGCCATCTCACTAGATCATTCGTACCTCCGTTCACCCACGAGAATCGTAAGGCAGAGATGCTGTCCGGGTGCTCCAGGAAGGTGAGGGCATTCTGCTTAGCAGTGTTGACCACACATGCGAAGACCAGGCGTAGGGCTGAGCCAGTGAAACCGAATGGTCGTGTCTTCGTGAAGAACTCCGACCTCTCATAGATGTCACTCTTGGCGCTCAGCACCATTACCATGTGCTTGTAGTGTGGGCTGCTAGGCTTCAGCCACTCGTCCAGAGCCGCGGGCCCGTGCTCGTCGAATAGACGCAGCATGGTTTCTGCGGTACGTACGGCCTGCTCTGCCACATTGACAGGGAAGGCAGGAGGTCTTGAGTTCATCTTGACCCCCGGGCGAAAGTAGGGTGGGCCAGCCTGTGCCAGAGGATTGACAGCAGGCGCCACTGACTTCAAGTCATCTTCCTCTGAGAGCTGAGCACGATTGGACGTAGGAGACATCAGCTGGATGCTGGTCCACTCTGCGTCACTGACAGGTTGGGCCCGCCGGGAGGCGGGCAGTAGCTGCGAAGCCATCCTCGTGATGAGGCCTGCCAGACTACCTTTGCCGAAGTAGCGCCCAGTCACCACTTGTGTGATGCGCTGTAGCTCTGCGACGGGTAGGTCTATCTGGTGCAATGCAGCCCACTCCAGTCCATCGTACTTAGATGAGGGGAAGGTAGACAACTCATAGTTCTCCACCGTGTCCTTGGCCCCCGGCGGACGTTCAATGTCCGAGAGGCTACGGGTGTTGATGGCATTCTGAGGTCTGAAGCCTTGTAAGTTACCAAACATCGCTCGGATGCTGTCACCCTTCGAGTACTTGGAGGGGATAGCAGGGGGTACGAATGCTGGGAACTTGGGGTGTGCGACCGCCACCTGCCTGGAGGCAGAGGAGGGGGCGTCGGCACGCATGAGGTCGAAGATGTTCACTGGTCGCGCAGAGTCAGATAGATAAGCTGACATGGTGTGTGTGAAAGTAAACGTGTTCTTGGTCCTTTCCTAGAAGTATGCACTAGGTCATGGTAGAAGGGTGGTGTATCCGGCGGCGGATAGGCGCCTCGTCACAAGGCAGGGGGGATG